CGAAGAAGAAGGCACCAAAGAAAGAAATTCCTCTCTCTTGTTTCGGGCATCAGGAAGGTTCTCAGGCTGCGGCTCTTGACAATCTTCTTGCTCCGGGCAAACCGATCTCTCTGGAAGACTTGAACAAAAAGTCCGGTCGTTCCATTCTCGGTGTGAAGAGCCACATCAAGCATCTCCGCGAGGCTCGTGGTCTCAATATCAGTGAGAAGGACGGGATGTATCAGTATATCCCTGCAAAAAAGAAGTAGACAAAAGATCCTGAACCAAGGGGTAAAGGCAAGCATTGATTCTTGTCTTTACCCCTTCTTAGAAAGGTTTAGAAATGGACCAATCCTTAGTAGAAAGTAGGATGAAAGAAATTCTAGAGAAAGGTCTTGGTCTTGATCTGACTGATCCAAATCTAGTGGATACCCCGGCTAGAATAGCCAAGATGTACTGCAAAGAACTTTTCTCAGGACTTACAGAACCCCCACCCAAGATAACTACTTTCCCAAACACCGATAACTACGATGAAATCATTATGATGGACAACATTCCGTTTGTCTCTACTTGTTCACATCATTTCCTTCCCTTTCAAGGTCTTGCTTGGTTTGCATATATCCCGGCAAAGCATTCTCTTTATTCAGCCTATGAAGGAGGGGAACTTAGTGGAGCTTCAAAAATAGCCAGAATAATCCACTACTTTGCTTCCCGTCCTCAACTTCAAGAAAGACTTACCCAACAGATCGTTGATCACTTTGTCGGCATAGTCAGACCTCTCGGAGTAATGCTTGTGATGAGAGCTGTACACGGATGTATGGCTTGCAGAGGGGTAAAGACTGGCAACTATGCGGGTTTGATGACTTCAAAAGTTTACGGATCCTTCAAAGAAAACTCATCGTCCAGAAACGAAGCTCTCCAGATGATTCAGATGTCGATAAAATTATCTGGTAAATGATAAGGAGGCATGAGATGGAACCTGAATTTGTCCCTGTGGATTCATCGATGATTAAAAATCTCCTGTATAATCACGATGATAGCAGCCTTTTAGTAGAATTTAAAAACAATTCCCGTTACATCTACCAAGATGTTACCAAACAGATGTTTAAGGAAATGATAGAAAGTGAGTCTGTAGGAAAATACTTCCATGCTAATATCAAAAAACTCCCCAATGAGAGGATAAACTAATGAAGAGGAAGATTGTAAAGGCAGAGATTTTGTGGACTCGCAAATGTTCCTTGAAATGTGAATACTGTGCAATGGCTGACGGGAGAAAAAACAAAGTTTCTTTAAACAATTGGATTGTTGGATTCGACAATCTTAAAACATTGGGATGCTCGTTTGCGGCTTTCTACGGGGCAGAACCATTAGAAGACTTTAAGAAACTCCCACATGTCATTCAGTATGCAGAGAGCATAGGTATACATACCACAGTCATTACCAGCGGCATTACATCTTCTCTGAAAGACAAGTTGAAGATACTCTATGATTATGGCCTACGCTCAATTACCACGTCTTTTGATGAGGTTTCTGATGACAAATCAAGTCAGCTCAAATCTAACAAAGCCTTAGAGACAATCGAAATGTTCCGATCTTTCGGACCGATAAGGGATTCTGCTGTGGTAGTCACACTTACTAAAGCCAATTACAAACATCTTCCATCTATAGTTAAGAAGATGACGGGGGAGGGTATTTGGACCTTCTTCGATTTCATTCACCCCGATAGAGGACAACCGGGTTCTAAAGTAAAGAATGCAGATATGAATCTTCTGTTCGGAACAGAGGATGCTAAACCTCTTCTTGAAGTTCTAACAAAATGTTTGGAGATGAAAGAAAAAGGCTATCTCTTCCATGCAAGTAAAGAGTTTGTAGAGATGGTCAAGCTGGTTTTCTCTTATGCAAGCATGTACCATGTTCCCCAAAGTGTGTACAAAATGTGGAACTGTGCCCGTCACAACTGCTTTCCCTCATGGGTAAGTGTAGACTGTGACGGAATCGTATATCCTTGTGATGACTTTCAGCCCAAGACGGTTCTCAATGTTCCTATTTGGGAATTGGCTAGCAGTTGGCTAGACTTTAGCAAATCTTGGAAGGCTTCGGTGCTTGCAGAATGTCCTGGCTGCTTGTGGAACACTCACATAGACAGTCATTACATTAAACTGGGTTTTATTCCTATAACAAATTACGTTCACGGAATCACAAAATAAGGAGAGACTATGAAACTTATAGGAACGATGTTTTGTCCGGATTGTGAGGAAGTATTTCCTTTCAACAATGGCCGTTGCCCTTCTTGCACTAACAAGCTGATCATACCTCTGTATAAAATTGTTTTTGCAAGAAACCAAATGGGAGGTAAAGACAATGTTGAGAATAATCATTTTGTTCATAACTGTAGTCACAGTATTAGCCACATCCCTTCAACAAATGCAAATGATAGTCCCCATAGAAGTTTTGCAGAAAAAGAATGTGACAGAGTTGAAACTGCAATCGATGGGGGAACAGTCCAAAAACCTGGCAAAAGCAATAGATTTGGCAGCAAAGCAGTCGGGTCTTTCCTCAGAGTTCTTAATAGCTTTGGCTTTTACAGAGAGCACCTTCAAAAAGAATGTGATTTCTTGCAAAGGGTATAAAGGTTTGATGCAAATTCCACATGCTGTATTCTACCCTGATGCTAATATGCTCATAGGTGCCCACATCTTCAACGAGAAGATGCAAATTGCCAAGGGTAATCTCACAAAGGCCATCTGCTTATACAAAGGATATGCTTATGAAAACCCAAGAGGCAGAATGCAAGCAGAAAAAGTCCTTTCACTTTACAGAAAACTTCGATCTATGGAGGTGTAGAATGAAAGACTTTTTACATAAAGTAGGATTTTGGATGATTGTCGTATTCTTCTTGGGGATAGCTGTAGGAGGATACGGAATCTACAGATTCAATGACTGGCAAATGGATCAATCGGTGAAGCTGAAAGGGTTTCTATTCAAGGGAGTTGTGTACAACATCACTGAAAGAATATAGGGGGTGTACTATGGGAAGATGCGCTTTGGATCCACCTGGGATGATCTTGTTATTTTCAGGAGGCATTGACAGCTATGTGGCTTGGCACTATCTCTACAATCCCCAAACAGTCTACTTCGATTTGAATACTCCGTATTCTGAGAAGGAGAAGAGAGTGGTAAAGAAGCTGATCCCTTCTACGATCATCGAATCCGTTATAGACTTCTCTACAAGACAGAAAGGGGATCATGCTTTTGTTCCCTACCGCAATCTCCACTTAGCTCTTCTCGCAAACGAATACGCTGATCATATCGTGATAGCGGGGCTTAAGGATGACATGGTAAATGATAAGAACCAAACTGTATTCAGACAATTCTCTTATCTCATGTCAGACATGACCAAGAGAAAGATTATTGTGATGTCTCCTTTTTGGCACATGACAAAAGAACAAGTCGTAGGATGGTTTCTGGAAAATGGTGGCACTAAGGAGCAACTGCTTTCCACAATTTCATGCTATACTAAAACAAAGAAGAAATATTGTGGGAAGTGCCCAGCTTGTTTCCGAAAGTGGTGTGCTTTACGAGCGAATGGTATTGATGATCTTCCCTTTCACAACATCCCTTTGATGCTTGAGTACAAAGACAAAGCAGAAAAGGGTGTGTATATTCCTGAGAGGAACAAAACAATTCTGAAAGAATTGAAGAGGTACGGGATATGATCTTAGGAGTAGATATAGATGGCACTCTGACTAATGAGACTGAAGGCCACGACTACACAAAAAGAACTCCTAACTTCAAGATGATCAAGTGGGTAAACTCACGGCATGAACTGGGAGATTTCATAGTATTATGGTCTTCTAGATGGGAAGCAGATAGAGATGTGACAAAGAGGTGGCTGAAAACATACCGGGTAAAGTACCATACTCTGATCTTGAATAAGCCCAAGTTTGACATGATCGTGGACGACATAGCCAGACGTCCAGAAGAAGTGTTAAAGCTGTTCAATCACAAAACCATTATGTGAAGGAGGTAGTGCCATGAAAAAAGAAAAACGTAAGAAAGAAGATGGAGCACCAAAAATAAATAAGTTTAGGGAAGATGGTATAAAAAGCAAAGTGATTCATAGAGCAACTGGAGAATTACTCCAAAAGTTAGCCCCGAATCATATAGGAAGGTTCTACCCTAGAAGTGAAGGAAGATGGATACCATCTCGGCCACAAATGTGCAAAAGAGACACCCTTTTAGGTAGATCAGCAACCCCTATAGATGAAGATTTAAAGACAGGATACGATGGTGAATTTGAATTTTATATATATGGGGATGCTTTAAGAGGGGAATCTTGTGAGATTATCCCATACATGGCTAGATTTGATTATACTAAGTCAACCCGTTTTGCAACAAATTCCCCCAGAACAGGAGACTTGACACCAGAGCAAGCCCCTGGTGGGCTAGCCCCTTTTCCGGAAGAAATTATGTACAACAAGGAGTTGGCTAGACAAATAGTAAAAAACTACAAAAAGTGGGTAGCTGGAGCGTTTGCTCTTGTTCACATAGTAGGCCCTTCTCTGGATAACCCTCAGTGGATATCAGTGGTAAGAGTTATAAATGTTCCTGATGAATGTTTTATACCTTACTCTAAAAAAGGGTCTAAGAGAAACAGGATTTACATAGTAATACCGGGATTGACCTATACTTACATAGGAGACGGTCGTCCATATATAGTAAACACCTTAAACGGGCCAAGAGAAGAACCACGTGCTTCCATACTGGAAGGACTTAAAACCCCGAAAGGGTTTGTCAAACATAATGGGTTGTATGTTGTTTCTCAGGGAGATGGTTATGATACTTCTCCTAAAGAGAAAGAAGCCTTTATGTACGAACCTAATTTTGAAAGAACTCCAGAAGAAGCAGAAGGGAGAGAAAATGCCGAAACTATTCCTGGACAGCGGCGCCTACTCGGCGTACACAAACAAAACTCAGGTAAACATAAATGATTATATGGAATTCATCAAGGAGCATGAAAGCGAAATAGAAGTTTATGCTAACTTGGATGATATAGGGTGTGCTGAGAAGACGTGGGAGAATCAGAGAAGGATGGAATCAGAGGGATTCCATCCTATCCCTGTATATCATCTATCTGATAAGGAAGATCCTTATCTAAGAATGGCTATGGAGTACAATTATTTTGCAGTAGGGGGGTTGGCTTCTGCTAAAGGAAGAGCATTAAAACCTTTCATAGCCAACATATTCAGACAAGTTTGTATTGAGAAAAACGATTACTTCCCTACTCACAAGGTGCATGGTTTTGGTATAGCTACACCAGAGATCATAACTATGTTTCCTTGGTACTCTATCGATTCTACTTCTTGGGTTATGTACGGAAGATATGGGATTATTCTTACCCCAAGCATAAAGTACGGTGAGATAACCTACAAAGATCCGCCTTATGCTGTTCCCATCTCGTACAGATCGAGGGCAATGGGGCAAGAAAGAAAGCATCTGGTGAACTATAAAGAAACTGACTTAGCTTGGGTAAAAGAGTATATCCGAGAAAAAGGATTTGACATAGGAGTAACAGAAATAAAGGAAGTCGATTCCAAATACAAGCTGAAAGACAACGAGAACTGGGTAAAAGAAACTGCTAAAACTGAGGATGGATTCATAAGCTCTGGAGGTCCTAGAAAAGTAGAAGTGACCATCTATCCGGGATTGAGCAATAACGGGGAACTAAGAGACAGGTTCAATCTCCTGTACTTTCTTGAGCTGGAGAAATTCATCCCAAAGTATCCGTGGAGATGGGTTCCTCCTTCCTCTACCATAGAAGAGTTTTCAAATCGGATGTGATATAATAAAAGTAGAGAGAAAAATGATACTTTATCTTAGTGGAAACTTTCCACAATTATCTGACATAAAAAAAGAGAGAGCAATGGCTAAACGCTTGAAATCTATGGGAATAGATTATCATAGACTTCTTACCTTTTACTACAAGAAGGACTGTGAAACTATTCTAAAAGTGGCTAGAGAAATGAAACTCATAAGGAGGAAATGATGGAAGCAAATCGAAAAGAACTGAGAGAGATTTTGTCTATGTTGAAGCCGGGCTTATCCAACAGAGAGATGTCTGGTCAGGCCTGTCACTTCATTTTCTTTGAGAATGAAATAGTAACCTACAATGACACCATTTGTATATCCCACCCTTTTGAAAGTGACGCTTTGTTTTCTGTGAAAGGGGAAGAGTTTTTCAAGCTGATCGATGGGATCACGGATGATGACATTACCATCGAAGTGAAAAACAAATTCGTTCATGTTACATCCGAAAGCACTTCATCTAGGATAGCCGCTTTGCCTGATGAGAAGAATACTAATCCCGAAGCCATTGAATCTATAAAAGAATCAATGAAAGACTGGCATCCTGTTCCTGAAGGATTCTTGGAAGGGATAGGGTTGTGTTCTTTCTCTGTGTCTTCTGATCTTACAAAAGGAACTCATGCTTGCGTAGGGATCATCGAAGACAGGTGTTGGGGAATCGAACTTTACAGATCAAGCTCTTACACCATGAAGTCAAAAGTCAAAGAAAGATTTTTCATTATTGGAAAGCAAGCCGAAGAGCTTGTGAAGTTTCCAATAACAGAGTATTGTTTATCAGACAACTGGATCCATTTCAGAACAGATGGGGATGTTACATGCAGTTGCAAGAGAGTTTCTGGCAAATTTGATTTTCTAAGTTCCAAGAAACTTTTTGATACTGTGGAGAAGTTGAAGTCTATAGCTCTTCCTGAGGGAGTGAAAGAAGCTGTGGACAACATCATCATCTTAGCTTCCGACTTGTCAGACAGATCAGGAAAGCTGATACTGTTAAACGTACTCAATGACAGGATCGAAGTAGAAGGATCAAATGAATTGGGGTGGGTGAAAAAGACAATTCCCTTCAAGTATTCAGGAGATCCCATAAATCTAAGGATAAATTCCAAATTTCTATCTCAAATTCTAGCCAGAAGTACCCGACTGGCTGTGAAACAAGACATCGTTTACTTCCACAACGGTCCTTTCCAACACATGATCATGCAAGTTAGGGTGTAGAATATGGAAGGATTCTTTGATCCTAATGATTTGTATATAGACACACCCGATCTTCTGTGTCACAAATGCGGGTTAAATAAGAAATGCCTAAGCCCCCGTATGCCGTTTACGGGGGAAGGTCGGTTAAAAATCCTGATAATTGCAGAAGCTCCCGGTGAAGAAGAAGATAAGCAAAACAAACAGCTTGTTGGGGATGTAGGAATATACTTCCGAAAGTTGTTAGCTGAAAGAAATCTTGACTTGGATGCAGACTTTTGGAAGATGAATGCTGTTTCATGCCGACCCCCAAATAATCGGGAGCCTGCAAAGAATGAACTGTCCTGCTGTTTCCCAAACATACAGAAAGCCATACAAGATTTGAAACCTAAGTTAGTGTGGCTGATGGGGAAGTCGGCAATAGAATCCTACTTTATGAGCAGGTTTTCTACGCTGACTCCAAACAGATGGAGAGGTCTTCTCATTCCAGATTTTGAGAGAAACGTCTGGGTTGTTTCGACATATCATCCTTCGTATGCTTTGAGGAATCAGGAGAATTCTCTGATTGTGTCTCAGTACATTCGGGATTTAGACTTTGCCTTAGATTGTATGAGAGTTAAGCACCTAGACAAACTTGAACGTCCTGATGAGGATGCCGTCAGAATATCAACGGATTTTGATGAGGTCTGTGAAGCATTAGAGAACGTAGCAGAGAATCCCCCGAAGTATCTATACTTCGACTATGAAACAACTGGTCTAAAACCTTACAGAGAGGGGCATAAGATTCATTCGGTATCTTTTTGTGGGGATGACAACAAATCTTTTTCTTTTCCTCTGCAAAGACATTGGACTGCTTTGCAACAAAGTGCCATAGAAAAGAGATGGAAGAAAGTCCTTCTCAACAAGTCCAAGAAGATTGCTCACAACATTTCTTTTGAAGATGTCTGGTCTAGAATAATCTTAGACACGGTTCCTAACTGCTGGTATTGGGATACGATGTTGGTAGCTCACATTCTGGACAACAGACCAAAGTATTCGGGATTAAAGTTTCAAGCGTTTCTGCATTGGGGTGCTGCTGATTATGGCAAAGACATTAGATCGTACTTGGAATCTTTTGATGATTCTGGATTCAACAGAATCCATAAAGCCCCTACAAGCAAGCTCTTGTTATACGGAGGGCTAGATTCCTTGTATGGAAAGCATCTGTTTCTAAAGCAAACGAAGCTGGTAGATCCTCTTCTAGAAAAGGGGATTGATTTGTTTGTAGAAGGAACACTTGCTTTTGCAGACATGCAGATCAATGGTATTACCGTAAATAAAAAGTATTACAAGAATGCTCACAAAGAGTTGGAGCAAAAGATTGAGGAGCGAAAAAAGGAACTGCAAGAATTTCCGGAATGCAAGAAGTTTTTTGAAGTGACTGGAAGACTTCCCAATCTAGGATCGACGGACGATCTTAGACAAATGTTTTTTGATATAGGAAAACTGAAACCCCCTAAGATTACAGAAAAAGGGAATATTTCTGTAGATGCTGATGCAATGGCTAGAATAAAATCTCCTTTAGCTACAGAGATTTCCAACTTGAATAAAATCAAGAAAATTGATAATACCTACATCTCCCAGTTTATCAGGGAAATTGACACTGATGGTAAAGTACATCCTTTCTTCAACTTAGGAACAGTAAGAACGTATCGGTCCAGCTCGGACAAGCCAAACATGCAGAACACACCTGTCCGAAATAAAGAAGCAAAACGATTATCAAGATCGGGCATCATGCCTTCTAAGGGTTTCAAGATAATCGATTGGGACTATGCGGCTATCGAAGTCAGAGCAGGAGCTTGCTACACAAAAGATCCTGCTTTGATTGCTTACATAAATGATCCCACCACAGACATGCACAAAGATACTGCTTCTGATATATTTCTGCTAGATACGGACAAAGTTACAAAAGAACTCAGATTCTATGTGAAGAATGGATTTGTGTTTCCAGAATGGTACGGTTCTTATTACAAGAATTGTGCTATAAATATCTGGAGAGAATGTAAAGAACTCCCTACGAAAGATGGTATCCCTCTTATAGAGCATTTAGAATCTGTGGGGTTGATAAAAAGTAGGAGAGATGCCGAAGATTATTTTATCAGACATGTTAAAAGAGTAGAAAGAAATTATTGGAAAAAGTTCCATGTGTTCAAAGAATGGCAGGAGAGATGGTACAAGTCTTATGAAAAAACAGGCGTGGTAGAATTTCTTACAGGGTTTAGAGCTAAAGGGTATATGGGTAGAAACGAATTGGTGAACTATCCCTTTCAAGGAACTGCGTTTCACTGTCTATTGTGGAGCGTGATACAAATCAATGCGGAACTCCGTGATCGAAAGATGCGATCCAAAGTAATCGCACAGATACATGATTGTGCCGTTATTGATTGTGATCCAGATGAACTAAAAGAAGTCAAGGAGTTGTGTACAGAAATATCCACGTTAAGAATAAGAGAAGAATATCCTTGGATAATAGTCCCGTTAGAAATTGAATGGGAAGAAACCGAAATAGACCAAAGCTGGTACAGCAAAACTTTGATGAAGGAGGATTGATAATGCCGTTACATATAGATCATCGTCCCGCAGACTTGTCAGAGATATTTGGAAACGAAGCAATAAAGAAAAGCATCGAAAGCATATTCAACAGGAAAGCTGATTATCCTCATGCTTATTTGTTTCATGGACCCACCGGATGCGGCAAAACCACCTTCGCAAGAATCGTGGCTTCATTGCTTGACTGTGATTCCCCAGAAGAATACAACATGTCCAACTTGAGAGGGATAGAGGTAGTCAGGGAGATCACACAAAATGCCATATACAGACCCCTATCTGGAAAGACTAGAGTGTTCATATTTGATGAGGTTCATCGGCAAACGAAGGATGCTCAAAACGCTTTCTTGAAACCCTTAGAAGATCCTCCTGAGCATGTCTATTATATTCTTTGCACTACAAATCCGGAGATGTTGATACCACCTTTAGTGGGCAGATGTCATAATTACCAAGTAAAACTTTTGAAGACAACCGAAATGAGGGATTTATTAAAATCTATCCTCAAAAAAGAGAAAGTGGAAGACTTCTCCGAAGCTGTGCTGAAAAGAATAATCACCTTGTCAGAAGGTCTTCCGAGAAATGCTTTGGTCTATCTTGATGCTGTGATTGACATTGAGGATGAAGAAGATGCCATAAACTCGTTGTCTTCGGTATCAACGGAAGATCCTGGACTTAAAGAATTGTGTCAAGCAATCATGGTAAGTGAACCTTGGGAGAAAACTAGCAAGATTTTGTCACGTTTATTGGAAGATGGAGAGCCTGAGAATATAAGGCAAGCTGTCTTAGGATACTTGTCTAAGGTTCTGCTTAATTCCAAAAGAAATGATCGGGTTTCAAACCTGATAAGTTTGTTTTCCGAAACTATTTTCTACAATGCAAAACCAGGGATAATAAACTTGGTATATTTGGCAGTCAGCAACAAGTAGGATTTTGAAAGAATGTGCTATAGTATATTTGAAGAAAGGAGAGAACGATGGCTTTCAAAGATGATGTCACGTTGGATGTAACCAATCTAGACCAAGCGGCTCTATCTCAACCGTCTTTGTATCTTGAAAGCGGAGAGTTATGGGCAAAAGCCGTTCTTCAAAGAGATCGTTTGAAGGAAAGACTTTCTGCCAAAAAAGCCGAAGTAGATGAAGATGTCAGAAATGATCCCGAAAAATACGGGGGATATTCTGGCATGAAGGTCACAGAGACCTGGATAGCTAACAAAATTCTACAGCATGAAGAAGTAATTGCTCTGGTAGATGAACTCAATAAGGCTCAGTACGATGTGAACATGATGGCAGTAGCTAAAGAATCTTTAGACCACAGACTGAAAGCATTGAACATCTTGTCGGAGCTTTACAAGGGGAATTACTTTTCTGCATCAACCAGATCCACGGAGATGTACAAAAAAGCTGTGGAAAATACGGAAGAGGCTCAAAGGAAAACTATTGAAGCATCCCCAAGAATGCAAAAGCTGATAAAAAGGAGGGCTTCTAATGTTTGATTTTGTCTGGAGCCTGATGATTGTTATAGGGGTACCTTTTTATCTGTATCTGCTTGTCAGAATTTTGACAGTGGCCATTTGCAGATCCATTTTTGAAACCAAGAAACAATTTAACCAAGGAGGATAGACTATGCTGACTATGAAGGAAAGACGGGAGTTGTACAAGAGAGAAATGGCAGAGAGACATAAGGAAAGTTTCTCTCAAAAAGATGACTCTGGAAGGTTCAAAGGCATCTTTGAAACAAGCAAGAGAGCAGGGGTAAAGTTTTGGAAATGTTCGGAAGATGACCATGAGATCACAATCGTTCCGTATCTGACAGGAAATCAGGATCCGAGACTTCCCCCGGGAAAGCCGGCATTCTTTCTCTATGTCTTTGTTCACAGAGGGGTTGGTGTGAACGAGAATAGTTACATCTGCCTCAACAGGACCTACAACGGAAAGCCCTGTCCTATCTGTGAATACCAGAAAGAGCTGAGAGAGGCAACTGACATTGAGGTTAGTGAAGATGCCATCAAGGCCCTCAACCCCACAAAGAGAGCCATCTACAATATCGTTTGCAAGGACTCTGCAAAAGAAGAGAACGTAGGGGTACAGATTTGGGATGTGTCTCATTATCTCTTCACCGTCCCTCTTGAAGAGCTTGCACACAAGAAGAAGGGTGGAGGGGATGTACCGTATGCAGACGATACGATAGGAAAGATCATCTCTTTCCGTCAGAAAGGATCCAAGAGAAATCTGGAGTATACAGCTTTTGAGTTTAAGGACAGAGAGCCTTTGTCCGATGAGGTTCTTGAAAGTGCTGTTTGCTTGGATGAGCTTCTCCACAAACCTACCTATGAAGAAGTATATGATGCCTTCTGGGCAGGGAAGAAGGAAGAGCGGAAGGAAGAGGTTCAGGAGAGAGGAGATTCCCGTAGGGAAGAGAAGGAAGAGGAAGAAGAGGAGAAAGAGGCTCCTATCGAAGCTGATTCCCGAAGAAAACCTTCTCTAAAGAAAAAGGAAGAGGAAGAGGATGTTTCCGAAGAAGTGGAGAAGTATACGGAATGTCCTTACGGAGCTGCTTTCGGATCGGACTTTGACCAGTACGATGAGTGTGAAGGATGTGAAGCTCGCTCCGATTGTGAAGAGAAGAAGGCACAGCTTTCAAAGCCAGCCCCCAGAAAGAAACTCTCAAGAAGGGATAAATAAACTATGTCTGCTTTGATCAAGAGGAAAGTGTCAGAGATTAAGGAGGCCGTTGAATCTCCAGCTGACAGTGATCTTGCGTTTGTTACTCGCAATATCTCGGTAGACTCTGTGGTATCCACAGGGTCTACCCTTCTTGATCTTGCTATCTCAGGCAAGAGAAGAAGGGGCGGAGGGATGCCAGGAGGGATTGTTGTCGAAATGTTTGGTCCAGCTGGCTCCGGAAAAACAGCTTTACTTGCGGAAACGTGTGCATCGGCTCAGTTGTTGGGAGGGGAAATCAAAGTGTTGGATCCTGAGGCCAGACTTGATAAAGAGTATGCTCGGATATACGACATGGATATAACAGAAGGAAATTATTCCCGTCCAGACACTGTGGAGGATGTATTCAAAGAAGTATTGGAATGGAACCCTTCTGACAAAAGCAAGATCAATGTTATCGGCACAGATTCTTTGGCTGCTTTGTCCACAGAACTTGAAATGGACAAAGGGGATAAGATGGGGATGAAGAGAGCTAAAGAATTCTCTGCTGGATTCAGAAAGACAGCAAGAATGATCTCCAACAATAACTGGTTGATGCTGTGTACAAATCAGATCAGACAAGGAGATTATGGAGAAACTACACCGGGAGGTCTTGCTTTAGCTTTCTATTCCTCTTTGCGTATCCGAATAAAACAGAACTCCCCCATTGTGAAAGAAGAGACCATAAACAGTGGGATCAAAGTAAAGAAGATCATCGGAATAGAAAGCACTTGCTCCATCAAAAAATCTACCGTAGATGATCCCTACAGAGAAGTCCCTATCTACATATTGTTTGGGTACGGTGTTGACGACATTCGTGGAAATCTCCAGTATCTGAAGGATATGAAGAATCTTAACGTGTATGAATGCCCAGACGGGAAGACGTACAAATCTCTCAACATGGCCATTCAGTATGTGGAGAAGAGCAATCTCCAAAATGATTTAAAAGAGCAGACCATCGACATGTGGGAGGAAATCGAATCCAAATTCAATCTCAAACGACCTAAAAAACAGAGGTGATGGTATGAACAAATTGAGGACGATAATGCTGGATGAGATGGGTAATATCGTTGTATGTTTCATTGAGGGCATTGGTTTGATCGTAGGAAAAGCCACAGACAAGACCAAGATACCCGATGAAAGTGTCCCTGCTTTGAATAGTCCCAAAGTGATTCAGATAATCAACAGGCAGGGGGAGGCCCCTATTGTACAGTTGTCGGATCTTTTGGGGAAGCCTGACAAGATTTTCCTGATCAAAGATCCTATCTTCATGTACAAGTTGAAGGATGAAAACCTGAAAAACAAATACATCGAAGCCACGACAGGGCTTTCTTTGGCTACCAGAATAATCACATCACCCCAACCCGCATCAAAACAGTAAGGAGGAATGATGATCATCCTAGTAGATGCCAACAGCATTTGCCATCAGAGCAAACATGCTATGGGCTCTTTGTCTTGGCAGGAGAAGAAAGTCGGAGTTATCTTCGGGTTTCTTAGACAGATTCTTTCTTTAGCCAAACTATTCAAAACCAACA